GTGATATATTAAATGTTCAAGTATGGGCAGGAGCAACAGGAGTATCTTATGATTATTGCGCTTTAATTATCTTTCCATCACGATACCAATGTTCAAAGGAAGGAGTTATTCTTAAAGATATAACATTTACTGATTTTCAAGCAGCTCCACTTTCATTAGCACCTGCATCATCTGGCGGGACGTTAGGAGGGGGCTTAAATAATCAAGCTTACAATGTATATGTTAATATTTCTAATACTGTAGTTGCGGGAACAACAGGAACAGTATTATATCCTGCAATTGGGTTTACTTCTAATTTTGGTTTATTGCGCTCCAATAACGGAGATGCAGCTTTAAATTCTTATACAAATGCCAATTCAACCAATAGAAATTATGCAAGGTTAGCCGTCCCATTAACAATTACTTTTCGCGAAATATTAAGGTAGGTGAAACCATATGCCGATAAATGATAGAGGTTTATGGACAACTACCGCATTAGATGAACGTGGGCGGAGTATATTTGGAAGTCTAGACGAACGAGGACGTGTGATATTTGGTGTTACGACAACACCAACAGGCACAGACGGTTCAACCGTATTCGATTCTAAACAAGTCATCTACCAAGATAGTGCGCTAACAGTCGACACCAAACAATCACTGTACGCGGATGAAACTTTAGCAACTGACTTATTACAATTCATCTATTCGGATGAATATATCTCAAACGATACCAAGCAAGCTATCTATTCAGACGGATATACGCAAGCTGATACAACTCAAATCATATACGAACTATCCAGCGTGAATATGGACTTGAAGCAAGTGATCTATGAAAGTGGACAGTCCACAGGAGATATTCACTTAATCATTTACGCTGACGAATCCATACAAGCTGATGTAAGGCAGTTATTGTATTCCGATGCCTATACGTCTTTTGATACGAAACAAGTGCTGTATGACGAAGATACGCAAGTTGTAGGAAAGATACTTTTAAAAGGCAGTCGTAAGTTGTATGTGTATTTGTTAGGTAATCGTGAGTTAATCGTCAATCTTCAAGGTAGTCGTGAATTGATCGTAAACCTCAAAGGAGGACTAAACGTGACAGAGTATAATCAAAACTTTACGATGGAGTCAGGAGATAGCAAGGTATTAAGCTATGCAGTGTCTGACGATCTAACCGGTGCTACTCTTACATGGGAAATGTACCAACGAGGACAGACAACACCATTGATTAGTAAAGTAGGAACCTATGTAACAAACAATGTTCAAGTAGAGTTAGCTCCTATAGATACACAAGGTATATCTGGAACCTATAAATACGAGCTTCAATGTGTGGATGTACTAAGCAAAAAGTCCACATTAGCAAAAGGTGTTATTACCTTAGAATAGAAAAACAGCCCTCTTTCATCACGAAGGAGGGCGTTCTTATGTCGCAGTATCCTATTGTTGTAAAACATAAATATTGAAATGAGGTGATACCTCTTGATCGTCACAAATTTAGCTGGAACATCAGAAATTATCACTGACTATACAAACTTAACTCGTAAGAAAAGAGTAAATGGAGAACAGTCCATTTCCTTTTTATTACTTAAAACAGATCGTAATTCTCACTCCTTTGATTTGGTTTCAGAAGAAAGCATTGTGGAATATGACTCCATTGAGTATCGAATAAAAGGGTTAGTGGAACGAACAGAAGGAAAACCAATTAAATCAATCACAGCGTATCATACGTTCTTTGATATTGTGGACGAGTATAGATATACAACTCTTACTACAGGATTCAAGTCCATAAATACGGTACTATCGTTTATTTTTAGTGGTTTAGATTGGACATTCTCAGTAATCGATTCTTTTTCCGCAGTTGAATTTGAGAACTTTGGAAATGAAAATTGTTTATCTTTATTTCAAAAGGTGATTGATCGGTACCAGGCTGAATTTGAAATCATCGGTAATGACGTGAGAATTAAAAAGAAAATTGGTTCTACAGCAGACTTTCAATTCCGTTACGGATACAACATTAAGACCTTTAAACGAAATGTAAATACAAGCAATCTTTCCACATACATCAAAGGCACCGGAAAATTAGACGAGGATGAAAATCCTATTGTATCAGCTGAGTATACTTCTCCAATGTCGGAAGTATATGGAATCCGTCATGCTCCACCTTATAGCAACGAAGCAATCACAAATTATGACACGCTCGTAGAATACTTGAGAGCTAAACTTCAAGATACACCAGAAATAAGCATAGAATTGGAGTTTGTCAGCTTGCAAGAGCAAGGGTATACATCTGTTAACCCAAATATTGGAGACACCGTACCGACCATTTATGAGCCTTTAAATATCGATGTGGATTTGCGGATTGTTGAGAGCGAGGACTATCCAGAAAGTAAGAAATCACCAAAGGTTACACTTTCAACCACTCCTAAGTCCTTTGTGAAAAGTGTCATGGACTACCAAAAGTCACTACTCGATAAAATATATGACGAGAACATAGGAAAGCTGAAATACAATGTATATGATGAAGCAGTAAAAAAGGCAACAGAAGCATTAAATAATTCTCTTACGCAATTAGAATATCCTGAGAATATGGGGATACTTGCTCGCGATCCAGACGACCCGAATAAGATAACCGTTTTTCGCTCTGAAGGTATTGGAATTTCAAGTGACAATGGAGTTACATTTAAGACAGCTGTTTACTCAGGGGGAATCGTCACCGACCTTTTAACAGCAGGACAAATCAAAACCAACAACATTCAGATTATCGGGAACGATGATCTTTTTTATTGGGATGGGAATTATTTGATTGCGATTGATGCAGCTGACGCTAATAAGTTTGTAAGGTTGAAATCTGGTGAAATCTACATTGCTAAAGGTGCCATGGTTATTGAACGTCCAGACGGTTATAAGGTTGTAAATAACGGCATCCTATCCAACAGTTTTGCAATCCAAGGATCCACACCAACATTTAAAACAGCAGGTGTGGAAGAATCGGGACAGTTTTTTCGAACGTCCGCACAAAACCGATATGAAAACGTCCAACGATTTGTTTTTAAACACGACAGTCGATACTTACGAATTATCTGCAACATGTCTGTGGATGGTGGAGTAGACTTCGGTAACGTTGGGAGTATTTCCTTTGATGTTCTAAGTGACGACGAATCAACATCAATTGCAAGTGTCACTGTTACGGAAACGAGAAAGCATCCTGACCAAGGGTACAGAAAAGATATACTGGTTGATTTAGGTGTACCTACAGGAAATATCTTAGTTTGCTATTGGCGTATGTACTCAAGTTTGGCTTACTACACGTATGGAAGTGTAAGATATATAGTCCAGGAGGGGTAGAATGGGTGTATTATTCTTTTGTGATGTAGATCAGGGAAAAATCGAAGATAGTTTGATTGGAGTGAGAGTCATTCCGATGAAACAGTACGATTTCTTTTTTTATTTAATGGATGATTATGAAACAGTGATAAGCAACGTGCCGAATTATCGAGTGGTTAATGGTCAGTTAATATTAGAAACTGTATAAAAAAGAGCCTCTCCTTATTGGAGGGGCTTATTTCCGATTCCACGGCAAGTTCTTCACATCTTCCAACACTCCAGGATAACACTTTTTACAATACACATTCCTCAAATCATACGGAAACAGATCCTTCATTTCCTCTTTCGGAAACCACTTCGCGCAATAACTACACATCTCTTTCATATAGATCATCAACCTTTACATCTAATAAATCAGCTAATATAAAAGCTTTCTCCAAAGAAGGAATACTCTTTCCTGTACTCCAGTTAGAAAGTGTATTAGCTGAAACGTTTAGCTCCTTCATGATATGTTCCCTACTATATGGAGACTTTTTTATTAACCATCCAATATTGCTCTTCAACATTTATAACACCTCATTTACTTATTCTCCAAATGTGAAAATTATCCTTTCAAAAAAATACTTCAAAAAATCCAACTATTTTTTTGATAGACAAGCAACTTCTAATCGGAATGGTCATAAGAATAGACTATCAAACAACGAAAGGAAGGATAGCAAATGACTATTAACTACAGAGGAAAAGAGCTTCATGCTATCAATCAGCCTCGTATTGTGGATGAAGATTATTGCGTAGTAAGAGCATTAGATGCTAATGGGAATGTCTATAACGTTTATTGGCTGCTGATTGGAGAGAAGGATGATGATCCTTCAGAATGGTGTGAGTGGGAACTTCCTTTAAATGCTTTCTTACAACCAGGTGAGGCTCTATGAGTCTCCTCTGGTCAATGTTTGAAGGTTACAAGGAAGCTAAAAAAGACGTATATCACCAAAGGAAATTTGATGAGCTGAGCAACTATCCAATGTTGTTTAGCTCCAATTATCTTAATGAATTATTGTGGGAAGCAGATGAACTACAAGACCTCCATGCTTTATTACATTACATGGAGCGATACAGTTGCGTTGATGTTGGAATTGAGACTTATGACAAGGTTTATTACAAGGCCAAGGATCAATATAAAAAGATGTGGGAAAAGGAGAATAAACGATGAAGAGCTTTATAGTGAGACTTGTTAATTATAAAGGTGAATTTCATGAAGAAGTTTTTGAGGAGGACATAGTGGAGGTTATTTCTAAATGGTCTGAAATACAAATCATATCTTTAGAGGAAGTAGGTAGTGTGAAAAAGATGTGGGAAAAGGGGAGGGCTTGAATGTCAGAATTCATGAAGGATATTCGGAAACCTGAGGATATTATGATAGATCTGTTTAAGGAATTGAAAAAGGACGGAATTTTACTCAACTACCTAGAATGGGAACTTAAAAAATCCTTAGAACTTAAAAGACAAGGAGAATGATTAATATGTACGAAGTTATTCCTTTTAAAGCATTTGTTGCTGGATCCATTACTCCCCATCCTGATATTTTCTCAATGGTGGATGGGGGATTGACCTTCTTTGTTGGTACTGGAGCTGTCCTTTTAGGAATGATAGCACTAGAAAAGATGGGTATCCCGATTAATGAAGCCTTTGTTCGGGTGCTTATGCTTTCGGGTATTCTTTTCTCTCTACTTTGGACTATATTCAAGAATCCACTTATCAGGCATGTGTTGACTGGGTTCTAGTCAGAAGTTTCTTCGGTATATTCCGATTCTAGTATTTTGTTGGTTTTAAAGTTTGTATTATATGTTCTTTTTGATTGAAATTCCCTTAGCTTTTCGCTAAGGTCTCACCCATTCCTCATTTCATTCTGAATGGTTAAGAAAGGATGCGATTTTTAAATGAAGATCAGCCGTAAAAATAGATTGTTTATCGAGATGAAAGTATTAGCGGAAAGAGCTCTTGAAGACTTAACAGAAGATGAAATTCAAGAGTTTTATGGAAGTGATTATTACTGTGAACTAAAGAATTACATTAAGTACGAAGCGTTTAGCCTTTGGGAAAGTGGTGAGCTTTATGAAAAATAACTGTGCAAATTGTGAAAAGGATGTATCTTTATTTTACCCAACGGTTAAGGATTCAGAAGGATTATTGTATTGCAATTTAGGTTGTTTTGATGAAGCCATGTATGTACGTTTTGAACCTAATTTTATGCCACAAGTAGACGAAATTAAGTTCCGTTTCTGGAGGAGAAAAGAATGATTGAATTATTAGCATTCCCTTGTTTAATTGCCGCGGCCGCATTAATGCCAAAGAGAGGTATGTCAGATAAGATAAAAATAGAAACCATATTTAAAAACACCAGATATGGGATACCAGGTAAAAGTGAAGAAGATCCAATTAAAACACCTACTTTTAAATTCAAGAAAAAGTTATTTGACGGAGAAAAAGAGATAGGGATGAACTATCACTATTCCGTACCTTTAGGCTTACCAGCAACCAAAATGAAGAAGATTGAAAAAGAAATCAATGTGTTTAGTGATGGGTTAGGCAAGCCTGTGGAAGTGGAATTCAAAAATGGGTACCTACAAGTTAAAGTCTATAATGAAGAGCTTCCTGAGTTATTTCCTTATGCTGAACTTCCACAGAAGTCTAATAAATGGGTGGTGCCAATAGGGAAATCCGTTGAAGGGTTAATATGGCATAACTTTGACCACACACCACACATGACTGGAGCAGGAACAACACGTTTTGGGAAAACAGTATTATTACGAATGATGATGACTTATTTGATTGAAAATCATTCAAAGGATGTTGAATTCTACATTATTGATTTAAAAGGAGGATTAGAGTTTAGTCGTTATTCTTCACTCGAACAAGTAAAAGGTGTTGCAGCTGATGTTTATGAAGCAGCGGATTTACTGGAAAAGATTAAAAGAAATTTTGAAGCCGATTATGAGCATTTCCGAAAGAACAACTATTCAAATGTAGTTGACGCTCCAATTAAAAAAAGACGATTCATAATTGTGGATGAAGCTGCACAGTTAGCTCCAGATCGTTTCCACAGCAGAGAAGAAAAGATGCTATTAAGTTTATGTCAAGGTATTCTTTCAGAGGTTGCACGTGTAGCTGGTGCGCTTGGATACAGATTAATATTTGCAACTCAATATCCTACAGCTGATACATTACCTAGACAGATAAAACAGAATGCCGATGCTAAGATCACATTTAGATTACCAAGTGGATACGCTTCTGGAGTTGCTATAGATGATTATGGAGCCGAAGAACTACCTTCTGATATCAAAGGTAGGGCATTGTTTAAAACACATGAATTAAAGGAATTACAAGTACCTTTTATCTCACATGATGAAATGTGGGAACGTTTAGAGAAGTACCAACAACCACAAGTATTGGAGGTTAAACCGGATCATGTTGTCGAACATAGAGAAGAAGAGAAAGAGACAGGAGAAGATCTTGTTAAGTTTGGAAAAGATGGGATTCGCCACTAGGCATCATCTTCAAAAGTTACATGACCTTGGGGCCGATAGAAACGCAATAAGAGTACTAAAAGAAATGAATGAGTATTTGCATATTAAAAGAGTTTCAGAAAACATCTATTACCTCAATCAGTTAGGAAGGGAAGTGATTGGCTCAGATAAAGAAACTAAATGGAATAACCAAATTGACCATCATTTACTACGAAACGATATGTATATCTATTTTGGGTGCCCTGATGATTGGGAGAATGAGGACTCAGTAACATTTAAATACAAAGAGAAACAGGATAATAAAATCATTTGGAAAACATCAAAAATAATACCAGACGCAACTTTCACAAAAGAAGGAGTACATCATTTTCTAGAGGTAGATCGCACTCAATCGATGACTGAGAACAAAAAGAAAATCAATCAATATAAATTGTTGGATTGGTCTATCCAAGAAAAATATAAGACTAAACCCGTTCTTGTTTTTTACACAACTACAAACCACAGAAAACAGATTTTAGAGGATGTTTGTTCGAAAGTCGGATTAGATCACATGATTCTAACGAAAGAAGATTTATAGTTACTAACTAGTTAGTAACCACATTGTTTTAGTTCTTAACTAGTTAGTAACCAGAGAGGTGTACAAAATGATTATTGGTATTGATGCAGGTAATTACCGGGTAAAGGTATGTGGTCCACAAGGGTTAGATATATTTAGCTCTACATTAGGTGAATATCGTGATAGAAGAATCAAGAACACACCATGCAAAGATGATATGATTTTCGAGTTTGAAGGAAGAAAAGGATTTGCCGGAAGCCTAGCCGATGCTGAATCAGAGTTTGGTGGTTCTATCATGGGAGATAGTAAAGCGCATGAGGATGCAAAACTTAGAATCATATTGGCCCTCCACAGATATAGTCAAACAACTAATCAATTTCAAATTATTGTTGGCCAACCGATCAGCAAGCATACAGAAGAAGAAAAGAAACGAATTAAAGATATGTTAAAAGGTTCCCATGAAATCACTGTAAATGATAAGACCAAAGTAATTCATATCTCTCATGTGGAAGTAGCAGCTGAGGGTGGAGCTTCCTTCTGGAGTAAACCAAAAGATGGATTAGTGAGAATCGTTGATGTGGGTAGTGCGACGGTAAATTGTGCTTCACTGTTAAATAAGAGGTATATAGATAAAGATTCGTTTACCTTACCTTTTGGCTTAAATACAGTCGTTTCTAGCGACTTAGGAGCATTGGCTAGGGGAATAGTCACACACACAACAAAGAAGTGGAATAACACTGATAAAGGCTATTTAGTTGGTGGTGCAGCATATAAGTTAATTCCTTATATTCAACAGTATTATCCAAATATAGAGGTAATGAAGCCGATATATGAATCTGTGTGTGGTGATCCAATATTCGCGAATGCTATCGGCTTCTATAAGATAGGATGTTCTATTTATGGCAAAGTTAATCAAAAATAAATCCGTATCGTTTAACGTGTTGGATCCGTACCAGAAGAAGTTATTTGAACACTCAGGGCAGTACATGAATTTTTCCTCTTATGTAAAGTCGTTAATTCAACGAGATATGGAGGAGGGAGAGGTTAAGATTAAGTATGATGAGGTTGAACAAGATAATATACCAGTTGAAGAAGACTTAATGAATGATCTAATATAAATCACCTCAAGACAATAAAAAAAGGGTCAATTCGCTTTGACCACGAAAATGACCACTCAACGTTTGCAAATTATGCCGAATTGGGTAGAATATGAGGAGTGAGTTATTCAAATAATGCCGAAACAAAGGCAATATGCTTTTTTTGCTTCTATAGAGGTGTAAAGAAAAAAACTTTACACCTCTATAGAAG